ATTATCTTCAAAGTTCTCTTTAGCGGAATCAATCCGCTTTTGTTGAACTTCTTCCCATTCATATGGGTTCGACTTTTCATATTGCAAGTCATAATACTTAGGAGGCTTAACTTTTTTTCCATTAATGACTACATAATCATGTGGATAAACATCGCTTTTAAACTTCAAAAACCATTCTGCACCTATACCGCCAGGATTACCTTTAACTTTCGGCTTTAAACTCATTTTATTATATTCAAGCTTACGCTTTACAATTTCGCCAGTTTCTAAATCAGTAAATATATATTTACCAAATAATGGCGAATCTTCATTATTAATTTTTTTCATAATATATCTAGCAACATAAGCCGAAGATTCAAACGTTACATCTCCGATACTCGAAAAGCCATTTGTCCATAATTTTTCAAGCTCTGCGGATCTATAAAGCTTACTACCACTTGAAGTGGTTTTGTGGTACTTTCTATCTGGAAAATCAATTCCGAACAAAATGGCATGGAAGTGAGGTCTATCAAACTTCTCACCATATTCTCCGCACATGTAAAATCTACAGTAACCAAATTTCTTCCTTAGCTTTTTCATAAAAAGCTGAAAATCACGATGATCTAAACTTCTGTTACGGGGTAAATGATCATCATCATAAGTTAACGTGATAAAACAATTCTTTTCATGAAGCTGAGCTTCATGTAAACATCGCATAGCCCATTGACGGCTACGCTCTAAACGACACCCAACACATTGACCGCAAGGCAATGATAACGATCGACTAATATCAAAATATCGCCTTTCGCTAAAAACAACCTGACCATCAACTGTCTGATATGCCGCTATCGGGTGATAGCATGGCAATTACAGCCTCCAACCACCACGCATGGGATTCAAACGCATATTTGGGGCTTTTGTACGCTTTACATTACGTTTAAAGCTTCTAGCTGACATTCTCTTATTTACAGGTTTTCTACGTAGCATAACTCCTCCTTGTGGTCTTTGGTGTCACCTAGCACAGTTACATCAAGTAAGTCACTGTGCTTCGCCGGCCTTCGGCTCGGCGATCGGTGTTTCTGGTTCAGAAATGGGCTTGGCAGCAACTAAGCCAAGCTTAATTGCTTCTTCACGATTTTCTTCTAATTGCAAAAAATCGATTAATTCTGCGGGATCGTTATTAAAACGACTCCGCAACTGGGCTGGCAGCTCCATAAAATCATCTTGGGCTGCCAATACGGCATTAACTGCCGAATGATAGTCCAAAACCCCTGTAAAATCCCCATATTGGGGACTTAAAGGTTGACCAGGTAATTCACCGGTTAATCCAAATTGACGAACAATATAATTAATATCACATTCGTCTTTAAAATTCTGTTGAGCCAGTGAAGGCTCGGGGCATGAAAGCCCAGTCTCATCAGATACTTTATCTCCGTCATAATTATACGGAGTCCTTAAAAATGGCACTTTATGTTCTTTCATTTAATAACCATATGTAGATTGTTGAAAAGTCGGTGTACCGCCATAACTACCAACAGTAGTACGCTTAGTTGGTATTCTTAAACCGATTGACCCTGCTGAATTTAATATGCCACCTGCTGTTTTAACTGCAGGATCTAACATACCAGTCATTTGCGCATATCTACCCCGATTAACTGACTCGGGTAATGTCGCTGTTGAATGTAATGATTTACTAGCTATATAGCCTTCTTCAGCACTTGACGTACGAGTTTGTTGTTCTGTATGCCGTAATAGGCCTGCAATATAAGGGATTTCAGCTAATATTTTATCTGCTTGTTTCTTAGCTAACGTTGTCTGAGCTTTAACCAAATCAGGTTTAGTCTTCTCAGTGTCTGTCTGCGCAGCCTGTAAACCTGTTAACTGCAATAATTGATTCTTCTGTGCTGTGGGTAAACCACTTGATTCTATAGCTAAAGCAGTCTGGGCTTTAATTAACTGAGTTTCTTCATTACGTTTTACAACATCAGCTTGAGTCAATAAATTTTGAGACTTTATATTCTCTTGTTGCAATCTCAAATTAGATACTTGTTGACCTTTTTGATACGCATCCGCTCCACTATTTACTGCTCTTCCCATCACATTCTCAACAGTTGCCATAGCACCTGTTGGCGTTGATGCACCACCTAGCTTTGCTGCTAACATCGGATTAATACCGGCAGCAGTCATATCTTTTACTGCTCTTTGATAAGCAGTATTAGACATATCTTCTTGAAATGCCATTTGCCTATCCGCCAAACCAACATTAGCCTGGCTTTGTTGCTGACCTCCAAAAAGATTGCCAGCAGTAGAAATGACAGCAGGTACGATTGATTCCCACATATTAGAAATGATCGATCAAGCCAGGTACACTGTACATTGGCATTGGACGAGCCATAGTAATATCAAAGAAACTATCAAATAAGAACTGCTGACCATTGGCAGCAGCCCCAACCGCAACTACACGTGAAACTGGAGGTGTATCCTGAATAAAAGTAGTATTCAATGTAGGCAAACTTGTAAACTTCTGGGCTAAATGCCATGCATCCAAAGTACCAGTAGTAGTACTTCTAAACAAACCTGTAATCTGCGATGGCTTATAACGATACTCAGCCCAACGCTCTTGGTATCCAAATACATCGTTGTCTGTCGATGCGCCAGTCGCATAAATCTCTTTATTAAGAATTGCTTGCTCACCTAAAGTAGCAAATGCAGGAAAATAAAAATCATAACGGGTTGAACGACTCCACATACGTGGCAACCCTTGTTGGTACGTTAAATCTGCACGTACCGAAACTAAACCAATAATAACTCCGTGCTCTACAAAGCTTTGCGTAAAGCCATGACCACCTGCGAGTGCCGTGCCCATAGCCGCAAGATTGCCCAAAACTGTAGAACCTCCAGAAAGATTGGTCGCACTTGTTTGGGCAATAGGATTGATATTAATAGAAGTGGAACCCCCACCAAGATACTCAGGACGCTGCAAACGAGCGTCTGGACTAACAACTCCAAAATGAGCGCGAATAATTTCAGTATAACGTGTACCTCCACGGGCGTCCCTTTCCAAAAGTTTTTGTATTTGAAACGATTGACGTAATTGATTAATTGTCGCTGCAGTTGCAGTACTTAAATCAGCATAAAGTCCTTGACCAGCTATAGTAGTAGTACCCATACGAATATTACCACCAGTACCAGTAACGTTAGCGTATAGATTTTTTTGAGCACCAAGTACTGTTGAATAAACTGAAGTATCGTCTCCTGCAATACCATCAAAAGCAACTTTAGCTTTTGTACCTAGTGGCAACGTTACAGATGCTCCTTTTTGTGGCCATGGCAATGCACTAGTAAAATAATCATGACGTTTTCCACGTCTTAGCAAAGTATAGTCTGTATATGTATCTGGACCATCACCTTTATGAACGGTCACAGAATTTTGCATATTCTGATCTCTAAACCACTCGTTATAAATCAATGCATATGCACGAGGCCAAAAAGCGCACACACTGACTGTATTACCAGCACCTACTTGACCAACTGTAGGTAAACCCATGTAATCATATAAACCGCCCGTAGGGAATCCATTGGCAGGACTTACTATCTGTGGAATCGTATAAGAAATACTATCACCCGGGTCTTCTTGTTCTCCCATAAACTTCTGCCAATTATTCCAAATCAAACGATTAGGCACAAAGAAAAAGAAACTATCCAAATGCATGTTGTCCATGATTGGATATAAAGGGGTAGCAAGACGGGCAAATGCCGTCATCTTTAAATTAAAAGTATCGCCAGGTAGAACTTCGTCAACATACACAGGAATCAAATAACCTGCATCAAAAGTGGTCTTATGGGTCTTTTGTGCTTTGAACTTACTACGGGGAATATCCGCTTTAGGAATCATTGCAAACTGATGCACATCTACCGAGCGATTACGAAACATACTATCTATCTCCTTAAGAATTACTTAATTTTTACATCTTTAGCACGTATTAACACAGTAGGGTTTTCCCTTAGTTGAAACGTGCCTGTAATATCATCAAACATACCTAAATCATACAAATCAAAATCATCTGGATGATGAAACATTTGATTATCTTTATCTTCACGATTTACTTCGTCTGTAAATCCACGAACTGCTAAACCAGTACTTGCTACAAACATTGGTCGACCATAAGCTTCCGCTGCACGATCATAAACACTACATACAAATGAAATCATAATAACTCCTAAGCTAAACTGCGTTTTAATAAACTTAACCGAGCCTTAGCAATAGTTTCTTTAACTAATAACCTAGCATCGGTATTATCTTCAAAGTTCTCTTTAGCGGAATCAATCCGCTTTTGTTGAACTTCTTCCCATTCATATGGGTTCGACTTTTCATATTGCAAGTCATAATACTTAGGAGGCTTAACTTTTTTTCCATTAATAACTACATAATCAT